CACCTTGGCATCCGACACGTATTGCAGCCCGGGCCGGCGCATCACGCCTCCGCAGGGCGTGGGGATGAAATTCTCCAGCTCCTGGCAGCCGGAGCGGTATTTGTCGATGTCCGTGCGGGCATCGAGGAATGGCGAGAGTTCGCCGCCGTTGAATGTCGCGATGAGCTGGTTGATCGCCATGGCCTCAGCTAATGGTCGAGACGAACCGCGAGGCGACGAGATCGCTCGTGGCGATGGGCGACTTCACCTTTGCCTTGTCCTCGCGCGCGTCGGCACGCTGCGCGCGGCGCAGGGAAATCTGCTCGTATCGCTGTAAAAATGGCGCACCGTCGTTGCCTGTGATCGGCCGGCAAATCTCCGATGCGAGTAGGTCGGAAAGCGCCTTCACGAAGAGCGGGTCGTATTTCGTCGTGTCGGTCTGCTGGAAGACGTAGCGGATGCTGGCCGTGTCCTCATCGGTGAGCAGATTTCCCGCCTCGAGCTGGTAGAGATCGGGCCGCTCGTCGCTGCGGAAGGAATTGAGCTGGTAGAGCGAGATGAAATCCGCTGGCAGCGCGTATTGGTGAGCCCACTCGCTCACGGGAGTCGTGCCAAGCTCGGATAGAACCGCGCGCTTCATGGCGAAATTCCACGGATGCGTGCGCAGCATCTCGTCGCGGCATTGCGCATAGAATCGCGCACACCAGCGCGCCTCCTGCGTGGGGTCGGTCAGTGAGACGATGGCCTTGGCGCTGATCTTCGCGAGCGCGAGGTTCGCGATGGTGGTTTCCGAGGTCGTCGCCGGCATGCTGTCCTTCTATAAAGAGGAGGGAACACCCTTCCCCAGAGAGCGCCCCCTGTTTTCCTCGGGTTACGGGGATTTGGACGGGGAACTGCCGCGTTACGGCAGGCGGTAGGCGATGGTGAACACGACCTTCTTGCCCGCCGTCACCGAGCCGCTCGAGAGGGCGACGGTGGCTTTGATGCGCTTGGTCGTGCTCGTGACCGGCGTGCGCAGAGTCACGGAGGTCGCCACTGCGGGAGTCACGGCCGTGGTGGCCGCGCTCGTGAGCGCAATGCTCGTCGCGGAGTAGCGGTCATCGTCGCTGGCATCGCCGATCTTGCTGATCGCCGTGCCCGTGCCGCCGGAGGCCTCGCAGGCCACGCGGCTCAGCTCGGGAATGACGACCGCGCCGATGGGAATGTCGGTCACGTCGATGATGTCGCTCGCGGCTTCCGCGCCCGTGGTCGTGTAAACGGCCTCGATATAGCGGTTTTCGCCGGTGATTTTGTTGCCTGCCACGCGGTTAGCCGGCAGGGGTGAATCCTGCTTGGTCGCCACGTCGGTGTAGAGAGTAGCCATGGTGTGAGTTTCCTTTCGGTGTGGTTATGGAGTGAGGGCGGTGATCGCCGTTTCGACGGATGAGGTGTCGCTGCCTGCGTTGATGAGGCCGAGGTAACCGTAAACGCCCTGGATTTGGGCCGAGGTGGCCCGCAGCACGACGTTGTGCGGCGTCCCCTCCGCCTTGCTGACACCCTTTTTCAGGGTGTCAGCCGAGACGGTCAGGCCGTTATCGCAGGGGGTGATCTCGATGAGATAGGCCATGGGGTTGCCTCCTACGGCGATTCGTCGCAGAGAATCTCCACGACACGCGGTTCCTCCATGCGGGTGGCACCGAACATGCCTTCCACGCGGAGCTGCGCGGCATGGCTGAGGTCCACACGGGTATCCATGTGGGTGATGATGCCCGTATCCGTGAAGGCGATGCCGTTCTTCTGGAAGGCGACCGCGCTGCGGATGTCCGTCGCAGAGACGTAGGGGAAGGCATCCTTCGTCACCTTCACGAACTTGAAGCCCATGAACGTGTCGATCTGGCCTGCCACCAGCGCCTTGACGGTGTTGAAGTCCTCGCTCGTCACCTCTGTGGTGCGGAGGAGGTCCTGGAGCTGCTTCGCGGCGAGTGCGAGCACACGGCCCTCGTCCTCCACGTCGGCGACATCCATCAGGTATTTCGCCTGGCGGAGCTTTGCGACCGTGAGGCCGCTATTCGCTGCGGAACCTGCCTCGACGTAATCGACGGCGACCTGCTGGCCGGAGCCAAGGGCCGTGGAGCCCGTGCCATCCGTGCCCGTGCGGGCGCTGCCGGTGGCGGCCGAGAGAATCACGCCATCCTTGGCGCGATTGAAGCCGGCGACCATTTGCGCGAGCACAGTGCTGTCCGGGCGCGTGATGTCGCCGAGCAGCTCGTCGTCCCACTTGTCGAAGAGAACGGCGTCGTCGTAGGGATACGGCGAGAGCCATCGGGCGGCCATCGTCTGGTCGCTGATGCGCGTCTCCTGCGCTCGGCCGGTGATGCGCTGCGGAGTGCGCGAGCCGAGCTGGTTCATCTTTTTTTCCTTGCCGAGCACGCGTTCCATCGTGACAAGGCCGGTGAGCTTGGAAGGCACCTGTTGAGCCAGCGTCAACCAGTTCGTCGAGAACATGGTCTTGTAGAACTCGGGCACCTGCGTAATTGCAGACATGAGATTTTTCCTCCTTGGAAATTGAGTTTTTGTGTCCTGAGCCCTCGGCCTGCTGAGTGTCCGCGGTGTGCGGGTCATCCAGCCTTTGGGTTGCCGTGGGCAGGCTCACGAAGGAGGTGTCTG